ACGGTTTCTTTAAAGAAGCAAGACGCAACTACTCACAAAGAAGTAAAACTATTAGCATACGGACGCCCACAAATCCTTATCGAGGATAACAATGGCACTGTATGGTTAATGGGAGAAGAGTTCGGCTCTGAAATGAACGCAACAACTAGCACAGGAGCTAGCTTAGGCGACAAGAGTGGCTATGAATTAACCTTCGCAGCAATGGAGAAGGGCTTAGCTAAAGAGTTCACAGCAGACTTAGCGACTACTTTTAACATCACTTTAGGCTCATAAGTCTAACAAATCGAATACTGAAAACGGAGCTACCTTAGGGTGGCTCTTTTTTTTGTATCAATAAGCCAAATATATTGTTTTTAAATAAAGAGTAACAATGAATTATATAGATATAACAAAGTCTAACGAAATACTTAAATTTAATATAAATCACGAGGGACGTGGCGACGGTGTTGTTTTTTATATATACAAGGAAGGGTCTGATTCTTTAGTAGTTGATTTTTCAGGAGAGATAATAGATAAAGGATATTGGCAATATATAGACTTAACTAGTAGCTTAGATTTAGCTGACCTACAAGATGAGACTCAATATAGTCTAGTGGCAATAGACGCTAATGAGAAAGTAGTATACAGGGGTAAGTTTCAAACAACATCAAAAGATATTTCTAACTACTCAATTAATAAAAACAAGTACGCACAAAAAACCAATACGAACGATTACACAATATTAGACTAATGAATTACACTATTACCAACTTATCAGCCTACGAGATGCCTCAGGCAGTAGAAGAGAAGAATAAAGACTACGTATGCTACGGAGAGGATAACAATTACTTTTCTTTTCTTATACAGCAATACTTACAAAGTGCAACTAATAATGCAGCTATAAAGTCTATAAGTGACTTAATCTACGGTCAGGGTATTTGTATTGACGGACTAGAGAAGGATTCTAAAGAGGTTAAAGAGCTTAAAAAACTAATTAATCACAGAGACCTCAAAAAGATTATACTAGAGCGTAAAATGCTTGGTATGGCTGCTATGCAGGTTATATACAACAAGACAGGTAACAATAGAAAAGTGGTAGGTATAAAACATTTTCCTATACACACTTTAAGACCTGAGAAAATGAATGCTGAGGGAGTTATAGAGAATTATTACTACCATCCTAATTGGATAGACAAAAGCCCTACAGACACTCTTAAAAAGATACCTACGTTTGGAAACTCTAAAGAACTTATAGAGCTATTTATATTAAAGCCTTATATATCAGGATACTCGTATTTTAGCCCTGTAGGATACTCAGGGGCTTTACCTTATTGTGAGTTAGAAAATGAAATCTCAGACTACTTACTTAACGAGGCAAAGAACTCATTTAGTGGTACTAAGGTTATAAACTTTAATAACGGAGTACCTTCGGCAAAAGAGAGACAGGTAATTTCTAACGACGTAAAGCAAAAGTTAACAGGCTCGAGAGGTCAAAAGGTTATCGTAGCATTTAACGAGAACTCAGACAGTAAAGCTACTGTGGAAGACATATCTCTAAACGATGCACCTTCTCACTATGAGTATTTAGCTAACGAGGCAATGCATAAGATTTTAATAGGACACAGAGTAACATCCCCTATGTTATTAGGAATTAAAGACGGAGGTAATGGCTTAGCATCTAATTCAGATGAGATTATGGTAGCTTCTCAGCTATTTAACTCTACGGTTATAGCTAACTTTCAAGACGAAATATTAGACGCCTTAGAAGAGATACTAGAGCTTAATGGAGAAGTACCTGAGTTATATTTTATTACATCTCAGCCTATAGAGTTTACAGAAGAAAACCAAGAAGAGGATGACGTAGCAAAAGAAGATAAAAAAGAAGTAGACAAGGTTGAAGATAAAGACGCTGACTACAATAAAGAAGACCAAAATTTAAAGAGTGCTATTGACTTAGCAATGAGTGCATATTTAAAAACCCGTGACTAATGTGTAAAGTAGGAGAAAAGCAAGCTGAGATATTAATATACCTAAAAAAAGTAGGCGAGGTTATGCCTGAAGAGTGGGTATGTGTTGATGCACGTATAGACGACGGAGAGACAGAAGACGAAGACTTTGAGCAAATGCTTAACGCTACGTTAAATGTAGCTCTTAGCGTAGCACCCGCAGACAACAGAGCGAAGGATAGTAAACAGGATAACAAGTTTGTGAAAGTTCGTTACGCTTATGTACAAGGCTCTAGAAAGAATGGTAAGAGAAATACAGGTAAAAAGCAAAGACCTTTTTGTTCTGCTATGGAGTCAGCTAACAGGTTGTATCGTAAAGAGGATATACTAAAAATGAAGGATGACGGAGTAAACAGTGCCTTAGGTCACAACAAAAATCCGTATAGCTTGTGGCTACATAAAGGCGGTGTTAACTGCCATCATAAGTGGGAGAGACGTATATATATTAAGAAAGAAAAGAGAGACGGAACGCCTTGGGGAGGTAATGCAATGAACGGAGTCAAGAAGGCTACAATAGCACAGGCACGTAAAAAACATTTCAATCCAAAGAGTGGACGCTACAGAAACGATAGAAGAGTAGCAGAAGCACAAATAGACAGAGCAGACAAAGGACACCATCCAAGTTATAAACCAAAAGGTAAAAAGAAATAAAATGAAGGCATTATTTATTAGTAGAGACGACCTAGTAAGATATACACCAATATCAGGAAACCTAGATTTTGACAGAGTAGTACAATATATTGAGATAGCTCAGGATATCCACGTTCACGAATTACTAGGAACTAACTTATATGAGAAGCTACAAGCTGATGTTTTAAACGACACACTTACAGGAGATTACGATACCTTAGTTAAAAATCATATAAAGCCAACCTTAGCTCAGTACGCCTTACTAGAGTTCTTACCTTTTAGTCAGTTTAGTATAAACAATAAAGGTGTATTTAAACACACTAGCGAAGCGTCTGAGACACTATCTAGAGCAGATATTAATATGATGACAGAAGCTACTAGAGATACGGCTAATCACTACGCTAGTAGAATGATTGAATACCTAAGAAACTACCCAAACAGCTTTCCTGAATACCTAACAAACACTAAAGAGCAGATGTCTCCTAACAGAGATACTAACTTCGGAGGGTGGCAAATTGACTAATATGGTTAAGCTAGTAGCAGACTATGGTACTTACGGCCTTTGGATACTAAGTACTAGAGAGGCAGTATTAGACTTCGTCCACAACGGAGATATCAACTTAAGCTCTATGAGTTTTATGGTGTCGGCCTTGGGTATAGTTTGGACTATAGTAAAAATAGTTAATTCTGTATTAGATGGTAGAATAAACAGAGAACAGACTAGACTAGAGAATGAAAGGTTATTAAGAGAAATTTGGGAACTAGAAGACTTTGACAAGGATAACATAGATGAGAGACATCAATAAAATAATATTACATTGTACGGCAACCCCTGAAGGTAGAGGTGTATCTATTGACACTATAAAACAGTGGCACTTAGACAGAGGATGGAGTGATATAGGATATCATTATATTATAGAACTAGATGGAACTATAAAAGAAGGTAGACCCGTAGAGCGTCAGGGAGCTCACGTAAGAGGTCATAACAAAAATTCTATAGGAATAGCTTACGTGGGAGGTTGTGACGCTGATATAAAGGCTAAGGACACTAGAACAGAAGCTCAGAAGATAGCTATAGATATTCTACTTAACAAGCTAATGAATAAGTATATAAATACTACTTTGCACGGTCATAACGAATTCAGCTCAAAAGCTTGCCCTAGCTTTGATGTACAAAAAGAATATAAGGACTTAATAAACTACTTTAAAGACTGTGCATAACGTAATAGTAATAATAGCGTTTTTACTAGGAGCTACAATAAGGGAAGATTCCGTAAAGCACCCTAAAACTTTAATGCTAATAAACAGACTACTAACAATAACATTAATACTATGGATAATAGCAACCCGAAATTAAGAAAAAACGGAGGTAAAGGTACTAACGTAGGTAACGCCCTTAGGTGGTTAGTTAAGCAAGGTAAGAACGTTTCTCCTGAGCTTTTAGACCTAGCAGGTAATATCACAGGTATAAAGCAATTAAGTACGTTAGGCAACGCTATACGAGGAGATAAAAACTTACCTGAAGAGGATAAGACTATATTGTTACAAGAGATGGAAAATGATATGATTGAGATGGTAGAAGTCACTAAGCGTTTACAAATAGATAGTGAGCACGCTATTACTAGAATGATTAGACCCGTATCCTATGCATCTATGTTTGTATTGTTTATGTCAGTAGTGTTATTAGATGGTAACCTAGGAGCTTTCACAATAGATAAAGCATACGTTCCTGTGATACAATCTTTATTCGGTACTATGACTATATTTTACTTTGGCTCTAGAGGTATTGAGAAGGTAATGAAGACTTTTGCCAACAAGACACAGTAAGCCCTGCGTACAATAAAAGTAACTTTTCTTTAAATCTCTAGCTTAACTCTAAAAGCGGTAACCTTTAAAGCAGTAACCACGAAGGCAGTAACCTTTAGAAACTTACTTAGTCAGCAAATTAGATGTGTTAATAGCTTTTTTACTAAACTAATATAAAGAGAAGGTACAATAAATTTTTGACATATGCAAGCTTTTTGGTGTTTATTTTTAAAAAATATCATATCTAAGTAAATATTGTTTTTAAATAAAGTACCTATAATAACTTTTCTAAGTGGATACGGCGTAGGTTTTAGTAGGGTTTTATCCTGCGCCCCACTTTTAGCTATGGCAAAGAAAAAAACTTTAAAATATTGGAAAACCAAAATAGATAAGCCCTTTCACGAGTATATCAGGAGAAGAGACGCAGATAACAGCTCAGGTTATTGTAAATGCATATCCTGTAATAAGCCAATACATTTCACAGAGTCAGACGCAGGACACTTCATAGGTAGACAGCACCTAGCCACAAGGTGGGACGAACGCAATGTTAATTCTCAGTGTAGAAAATGTAACCGCTTTGAATATGGCCGTCAATACGAGTACTCTTTAAACCTAGGAGGAGAGCTCGCAGACGAATTACTACAGAAGTCTAGAGGTGTAATGAAGTTAGCGGACTTTGAGTATATGGAGATATTCGAAGAGTTTAAGGCTAAACTACAAGCTTTAAAAGATATTCAAAACTTCTAATCGTTTTATTTGGTAGTCTCGTTTATTTTTTGTATATTCATTATATGGAGAAACTAACACTATCACAACTACAGGACAGGGCTTCTAATAAACTAGAGGCTAAGATTTTCTACGCTACTAAAAAGCTGCAGGAGATAAAGCTACAACAAGACGGAGTAATAGACTACGGAAACTCTCAGGAGACTATCTGTAAAATGCTAGACTCGGCTGAGTCAGAACTACAGGTGTTACATTATATAAACCATAGACTTAAATTCGATGATTAAACCTACAGATAAATGTACTAAACATAAGAGAGCTTTTACTATATGGTATCGCCATACAGGGGAGCTTATATGTTCAAAATGTAATGCTATCTTAATAAAAGGTAAAAAAAATAAAAAATAATTTTACCTGTAAGTAACTGCGTTCTAGCGGTTTACAAAATAATTCAAAAGTTTTTTAAAAAAAGTTGCAAAAAAGTTTGGTAATAACAAAGAAAGGGTTGTATCTTTGTACCAAGCAATAACGCTTATAACAAAATTTAAAACAAAACATTATGAGAAAAGTAATTTTAACAATCGCAACAATCGCAACTCTATTTAGTTGCACAAAAGAAGAGATAG